CCCATACAAGGACGCGTTCAACAGGGTGGTAGGACTCCTGAGTTCACCAGTCCAATTCCCGTTCCAGGGTCAACAGTCAGTGGCAAGTCCAGCAACAGAGCAGGGCAACTACGGATACCAACAAACGACCCAGTACAGCAATCCGGCTCAGCAGACTTATATGCCTTCGAACAACAACAGCCAGGCATACTCCAACAGCTCTTCCCAAACTTCTCCGGCACTGACAGAGGAGGCACTTCTAGCAAACGGAGTAAGTCCAGCTAGTATCGAGGTAATTCAGCACTTTGGTGCAGATGCTCCAGCAGTTTTAAATAACTACGCTTGCCAGATTGAAGATTCATTAATTACAACAAATCAGCAACTACAAGAAGCAGTTAGCTTATTACAAGAGATGTCTAATGAGCATAAAGCTTATGAGCAGATCTTGACAGATCCAGATGTATTAGCTGATTACACATGTGAGTTCTTTGGACCAGAAGGACCTTATCCAGTAGAGGATGAGGCTCCAGCATATCCACAAGCACCTACATTTGCAGGACAGCAGATTCAGAATCCTCAGATACAGGCTCAAGCTCCTGTAAGACCTGAGATGCCTGTACCTCCACAGCCACAGACTCCAGCTGATCCTGGTGATTTCTGGAAAGACTTTGGTGGTGCTGCAGACCGTGATCCACAAAATGCATGGAGATATCTAAATGCTGCTCAGCAAAATCCTGAAGTATTCCGTCAGAAACTTCTTGTAATGGAGTAAATTTTAAAGGGGTGGTAAAACACCCCATTTAATTTTTAATTATGAAAAAAAAGAAAAAACCCAGTACAAATGAAAAGGCTGATCAATTTTTAGCAGGACTTGGTACTGCTGGAGGAGCCATAGGTTCGCCACAATTAATTGGGTTTGGTGCTACTGATGTTCAAAATCAAGTAGTTTCAGGAAATACAGATGAATATGCAAATATAAGAATGAGACAAGAACAAATAAAAATAGGTGAGTCAGCTGCTATGCCTCCTGATTTGGATGCATCATATTTAAAATTAAATTTACCCGGATCTCCTTTACCAACTAATGGTTTATTAGCTCCAAGAAACATGATAGCTGCTGAACAAACACAGGATATGATTTTGTCTCAAGAACAAATGTTTTTAGCACAATTTTTACCAGCTGCTGGATTAATGCAACTTCCTGTAGGTCAGCCTCCATTAGAATCAAAGAAAGGTAAAAAGTAAATGGACACTAAAAAAGCAAAAAAAGCAGTAAGAATGGCTGAAATGGCTATGGATCTAATGGATCTTGAGGACGAAATGGCTGCTGCTCAAGAAGCAGATTTACAGCCTGAAGATGGATATATTAATCCAATGGGAAGAATTGGTACTGTTCCTCCAACAACATATTCTTTAGGAAATATGTTAAATGGTACTACAACTCAGTCAGTAATAAACCCTGAAGCTTAAATAAGTAGAATATTAAGTCAATTTATAATTTATATATTGGAATTTATTTTCCAGTTTCAAATGAACACAATTCCGTGTTCGCTATCAGCAAACCTAGCTGACTTCTAAAAATGTTTATAGATAACGATTTTCCGAAGTTATTAGGGGCTGAGCTGTATCGTCCACATCCTGCGTATATCGTAGAAATGGCTTCCGAGCCTGTGGTTGTACATGACTTCACTAAACAGCCTAAATAGTACTGGGCCTGTTACTGGTAACAGTAAACAGATAATAGGGTGAATTGCTGGGACTCCTCCAAAATAAAAGGACAATCAGCAGCCAAGCTAACTTACAAGTTAGAAGGTTCAACGACTAGAAGCCGACAGGTAACTGAGTAATGCTTCCACGAGTGCCCTACATCCTTTATTGGATGAAGATATAGTCTGAACAACATCAATGGTAAAGGTGTTGATCCAAAAGATAAAGAGCTTTTGGGATAACAAATTGGGACAGACTGTTCAGTTAGATAGATACAGATTTTTTGGCAATCCTGGCACAAAAACAAGCAGGGAGCGTACTCAAGATCAGACTATCGGTACTGCAAATAGTAGATCTATTGTGAAGGACAAAGTACTTGTATCTCTAAGAGAGTATACAGGTCCAGCTGACCCTAATAACACAACACTTCCTAGCACATTTAAGATTGCTAGAGAAACTCTAATGACTGCACAGCGTTTGCTGCTTGATACTGGGAACCTTAATATGTTCCATCAATCAATCGGCTCACTGACTTTATTAGATGACTATAGAAGATGGAGAGATAGAGTATTCATTGATGAACTATTCAAATCTGAATCTCGTGGTGCTTCATCTGATACACAGGGTGGTTACTACTATCCAAATACAAAGACAAAGTCTAACTCAACAACTTTAAACTCATACTCTGCTACAGAATATGCTTCTGAGCGTTTCAAGTTTAATGTTAAGACTGACCTTCTTGAGGTAGTTAAGAGTTTAAGAAAGCGTCACGTACCTGTATTTGCAGATGGTTACTACCGTTGCATAGCAGATCCTTCATTCATGAAAGATCTCAGAGCAGATCAAGGCTTCCGTGAGGTAGCTAGATATCCAGGAATGGGACAAGGTTCACCTTTAATGGGTGCAATGGGTCCTAACCAAGCAATCTATGCTGGTGGTCAGTATGGACAAGCTCAGTTCGTAGCTGGTGAACCAGTTATGCCTTCTGGATTCGTATTTGAAGGAGTAAGATTCTTTGAATCTACAAACTTTCCAACTAAATCAATTACGGTCGATATTGGTGATGGAAATGGAGCTGTATCTAAGACAACTCCAGCAGGACTATTCTTTGGTCCTCAAGCTATCGGTGTTGGTATCGGTGGTCCTAACGCTCAAGTTTTAATTAATAACAATGATGACTTCTCAAGATTCATCATCCTTATATGGCAGCTTTATGCTGGTTTTGCGAACTTGAATAAGGACTTCATTACCACTGCCTTCACAATTACAGAGTAATAGGAGGTATTAACTAATGGCATCTTATAAAAACGACGCAGGAGCAATCCTACAACCTGGTAATCAGATCAACAGTTTATCCGCATATAACCATGAGGGTGTATTTGGTTGGCCTGGAATTGAAGCTTTTGAACAAGTTGGTTTCGTAAAAGTAACTAACTTAGAAGCTGATAAAGCTAGTAACAAAAGTTTCAACATCACTGTACCTTCTCCAGATAGAAGAGTTAGTGACAGAGTAAGAGATGATCGCACAAGTTTAGTGGTCAAGGCTAGTACAGAAAGACCTGCATATATCTATGGTGCATCCATAGCTATTGCACAGGACACACCTTCTGGCGGTCTTCCTAGCTTCCCAGCATCTCCAATAACAGCAGATCTTGGTGGTACAACTGCTGAGCTTTTACTCCTTGGTCCTGATAATGGTGGTAACCCAATTGGTGTACCAGCAACACAGGCATTAGGTAATGCTGCAGCTACTAGTACATTGACTGCTGCTAGTTCACTGTTTACTCAAGGATCAGAAAATGTAACACTTGCGAAGATTCCTTTCTGGACATCTGTTACTACAGCTGGTATTGATGATCAGGATGCTGCAAACGCTATGTTGTACAAAGTAACAGCAGACACAACTTTCAAAGTTTATAACGTCGATGCTGTCACAGGTACTACAGTAAGTGGCGACGGTGTATTTATCTCATCTGACGATAGTGATGCTGGTAGAGCAGCTTACATCGTTTGTAGAGTTAACTACCTACGTCCAGCAAAAGCTGTAACATGGGATGATGTTTCTTCCTTCGTGGACTTTGCTTCACAAGTAGGCGGAACAGATTCATAATCTATATCCTTATAGTTAATCGGAAAGGCGAGTCTTTATGGCTCGCTTTTTCATTGTCAAGAAAAATTTATTAAGGTAAGCTAAATTTAGGAAAACATTTTTTATTATGTTATATCAACACAAAATAACTGGCGGTCTAGTTGAAAAAATATCTCAACATGGGGAAGGTATCTTTATGGTCGTTAATGCAAACGACGAAGTAGATTATGTTCACGAGGATGATTTAATTCCACATCTAGAAGCAACTAATGAAAAAATTAAAACAGAAGAAAGATTAACAGCAGAATTAAAATCTACTGGAGATAAAACTGCTAAACCAACTAATAGAGAAACTTTCCCACTTGATAGACGTTTAAATATAAATACTGCAAGTGCAAGACAGATTGCTGATACTCTTCCCGGAGTTGGTTTAAAAACAGCTAGAGATATAAAAGATTTACAAACTACAATGACAGGAGAAAGATATACAAAGCTTGAACAATTAAGAGGTATCAAAAGAATTGATTGGGACGCAATATTTAAAGAGAACTTAGTGAGAGTAGACTAGTAACAGGTATATTTTACTTGTTTGAATGAAGCTCGATACCTTTTTACAATCAAAAGTACGTTGGCATTTAGGTTATAACATAACTTCTATACCAGCTGGTGACCAAGCTCGATTAGAAGAAGCACTTAATAATGTTCAGGATTCTTTCTGGGTAAGTAAGATTGTAGAACAGGTAGGAAGATGTGATGAAGCTGAGAAGAGAACTGATATGACAGGTAGTATTAACAATAATACTATTCCAAAAAATAGAATAGAAAGTATTCTTGGTGACGTTGATCGTACCGTTTCAACTTCTGACTTTAGACAGACTTTAAAAACTTGGACAGAAATTTATATTTATGAGACAGATAGGTTAGCGATGCATCTTTATGTTCCTAATTATCGTAATCCAGAACAGGCTAGATACAGATTTAATAGAGAAGGTGCAG